CGTTTGGCACAATGGTGTGCTAGACGTGGAACACTACAAGAAGAACTTGCTAACGATATTGCTAAAGAAATCATGAAAGCTACAGGTAGCGGAGACGTAGGCGTATACGTACAAGCTACACACGGCTGTTGTGAAAACAGAGGCATTATGGCACATTCTAGTTTAACACAAACTAGTGTGCTGCACGGCGCATTTAATAAAGACATGGGAACAAAGAAAGAATTCTTTGACAACATTAAACTACAACAAGAATTTGCGCCACGTTGAAGGAGAAAATTATGACAAATAAAAGTTTAGTAATGAAACTTGCATTATTGCATGTTATTGTTATTACTATTTCAAACGCACTAGTAGGGATTCCAGTAGAAATCTTTGGTGTTAAATTAACATGGGCAGCGTTTACGTTCCCAATTGTTATTGTTGCTACTGATCTTACAGTAAGACTTCTTGGTAAAGAAACTGCAAGATCAACAATTGCATATGCATATCCACTAGCAATTATTGGTAGCATTTTAGTAGTAATGCTAGAAGGCGCACCAATGAGTGTTGCACTACGTATTGGTTTTGCAAGTGCTACTGCATACGCAGTTGGAGCAATGCTTGATGTTTACGTGTTCCAATGGATACGTGAAAACTACAAAGCATGGTGGGCTGCACCTGCACTATCAACTGTTGTTGCAAACGTAATTGACAGTTACACATTCTTTGCAGTTGCTTTCCACAACAGCGCAGATGAATATATGGCTGCACATTGGATGGAGATTGCAGGATCACAAACAGTACTAAAAATTGTAGTAGGTCTAATTGTATTCCTTCCAGCATACGGTTTATTACTCAAAGCAATTAGTGGTAAACTGCGTGAACAATAAACTGGAAATTTCAGTTAACAAATTGAGTAACCGCCCCAATCATTTATCTGGTGGGGGCGGTGCTCTTAATGCAGGATATACACCTGTCGATGCACTTGCACGTGTAAGCAATATACTAGGACAACTCGGACTAGAATATGGAAAAGATTTTACTTGGAAAAGTTTTGAGTATGGAACAGGAGAAACCGCTTCTAGTTCATTTGAGCAGTATTTGGTGTTGACTTTCAAAAATAAAAATGTTATGCTAACTGCAAAACTAGCAATAGAAAGTATGAAATGAACAAACAATATTACACATACAATGATTTGCATGATGCTGCCACAGACATTGTGTTACAAATGTATAATGATGCGTGGCGTCCAGATTATATTGTAGGACTTAACAGAGGTGGCTTGCCATTAGCACTGCGTATTAGTCATTTGATAGATGCTAACATGTATACACTAGATGTTAGATTACGTGACGGTAGCGGCAATGGTCCTGAATCAAATTGTTGGATGGCAGAAGATGCATTTGGTTATGTATCCGAGATTGGTAGAGATGATGTTTGGAGTAAAGCTACAAGCGATCCTGCTAAGAAAAAGAATATACTCATTGTAGATGATATCAACGATACTGGTGCTACCTTTAACTGGATTAAAGATGATTGGCAAAAGAACTGCTTACCTGCTCATCCAAATTGGGACACTGTATGGGGACAAAACGTTCGCTTTGCTACAATGTGTGAAAAAACACATACAATTTTTGACGGTGTAAATTATAATTGGAAAACAGTGGATACTAGCGAAGGCGATCCTTGGATTGTTTTTCCTTGGGAGTATGATAAATGATAAATGAAAAAGACAGTCAAATGGTAATGTGGTTACATGATAAAGCTCGTGCAACCGGAAACAGTTACTTTAGAGAAGTAGCAGATCGTCTAAACGAACTTGCTAAAATTGTTGAAACAGCCGAACGTGAAGCACAGCATATAGCAGTACAAGGATAGCACAATGTGGATACTAGTAGTACTAAGCACAGTTTATGGTAGTGATGAAGTCCGTCTTACACACTACGAGTTATATCAAGACGGTAACCGTTGTTCAATCGAACGTGCAGTTTTAGAAGCAACATTTGAAAATAACGAAAAAGCAATTTGCATACAACATAGGAATAGCGATGAGTAGACCACAACTATCAGATCAAGAAAACAAAGCTATAGATGAATGGTTAAAAAAGAATAAAGTAACTGTATGCGAAGCAGGCGAAAAAACCGATCCTGAAGATATTGAATATACATTTAAAGTTGGCAAAAGAGGAAAGTCAAAATGAGTTTTGAATGGAATAGAATACACAAGTGGGAAGAAAACCACGAACGTAATATTACAGACGATGTTTATGAATATGTGTGTGAACACTACGGTATCGATAATGTAGAAGAACTAGATGGTGACCAACTAGCAGAAATTGAAGCATACAGAGAAGAACTACACGATTATAGTGTAATGCAAATCGGATTCAGTAACTTAATTAGTCACATGGACACAGTACTATGGGAGAAAGAAAATGGGTAAGAAAATTTATATTCGTGGTAGCAACTACGGCGGCGAAATGACTATTGGTACAGTAACACCAGAGTTTGTTACATACTGGCAAGGACGTGACGAAGATGAACTTATTAATCATTTGCAAGCACTAGAAGATTGGCAAGACGGCGAAGACATCGATCCAGACAGTCCTGACATTTTAGAGGATATGGAGTACTATAACAGTTGGTACGAGATTGACGACATTCATCACCAAACAGCTAGTAACGGACTTGAATTAATGGCGTTCGAACTAGACGAAGATAACGAAATTGATTGGGACAAACGTATTGATTTCGATCCACATCAATTATACAGTCGTGAATGCTATACACAAGAAGAGCCACAAGATGAAGAAGAAGAGGATAATAGTGTTCCTGTGCTAATGTTTTATAGTGCAGAAAAAGGAGAGTTCGGCGGCTGGATTGTAGAACTCAAAGACGGAGAAGAATTTGATCCTAACTTGGTTGCGGTGTCTGGTGTAGAAACAGATCACGGCGAAATGATTGAACGTTTATGGTATAACAAAGAAGAAATCGAACAAGATTATGATTTTGTTGATAGTCGTGGAAAGGGTTATTATGCACAAGTAGCATGGTTTAATAAACGTTGGGAAGATAGTCATATGCACGAAGGTGATGATTATTGGGACGAAGCATGGGAATACTACGAAGACGAATTAGCAGAAAAACGTGCACGTGCAGAGGAAGAAACAGTTGACAACTAAAGAACCATATCGTAAACTAAGAGATAATAACTGGGTCGTTACTGTACAAGAAAACGGTAAAGACAAAGAATTGTATGTTGAACTGCCTCCAGAAATGCTCAACCAAGTTGGTTGGGATGATGGAGACACACTGCTCTGGGAAGAAATAACTCCTGGTGCATGGCAAATAACAAAGAAAGAAGAAGATGAAACTTAGATATAGCGAAGCATTTTATAGTGTACAAGGCGAGGGTAAATACGTAGGAGTACCAAGTGTATTTCTACGTACTTTTGGTTGTAACTTTCGTTGTATGAACTTTGGTGTTGATAAAAGTGTAGGTGATCGCTGGAAACAACATGCAGAAGGCAATCGTTACAATGCAGAAGTAAAAGCATTGCTAGATGATGGTATTGTAGAAAAAACAGAAAAGTTTGAAGACTTGCCTATTGTACACACTGGTTGTGATACATATGCAAGCATTTATCCAGAGTTTAAAGACTTTAATCGACTTGCAACAGTCGACGAAGTTGTAGAACACTTGCTTAGTTTGTTGCCGGAAGGCAAATGGACTATGGATAACGGCCAGGACGTACACTTAATTCTTACAGGCGGCGAGCCATTACTTGCTTGGCAGCGTTTATATGTCGAGTTATTTGAACACCCAGGTATGCAGGATTTAAAAAATGTCACAATTGAAACAAACACTACACAACAGTTACACAACGACTTCTACAATTATCTCAACAACAATGACAGAATTAAAGTTACTTTTTCGTGTTCCCCAAAACTCTCAGTTTCAGGCGAGTCTTGGAGTGATGCTATCAAGTCTGATGTTGCTCGTGAGTATTCCCTTGTGGATGGCGCTGATATGTACTTTAAGTTTGTTGTTGCTGATCAAGACGATGTTGACGAAGTCAGTAGAGCTGTCGATACCTATCGTGAAGCAGGCGTGGACGTACCTGTATACCTCATGCCGCTTGGAGGGCGTAGTGAAGAATACACACTCAACGTACAAGAGGTGGCGAACCTCTGTATGGAACGAGGGTGGAGGTTCTCGCCTAGACTCCACATCAGCTTATTCGGAAATGCCTGGGGAACTTAAAGAGGTTGCCAAATATAGTAAAGGAATACACACCGAAGAGCAATACGAAAAGATAAGGAAACATTTATGAACAACTATATTTTTACTAGCGAAAGTGTTAGCGATGGACACCCAGACAAAGTAGCAGACCAAATCTCAGATGCACTTGTCGATGCTGGTTTAGCAGCAGGAGATGAAACAACTCGTGTTGCTGTTGAAACACTTGTAACTACCAATCATGTAACATTGGCAGGCGAAGTAAAAAACTTTAATGTAAGCAAAGACGAAGTTAAAGAAATTGTACGCAATAAAGTCAAAGAAATTGGCTACGAGCAAGAAGGATTTCATTGGGATAATTTAAATATCTATAATGAAATTCATGCTCAAAGCGGAGACATTGCACTAGGTACAGATGATTTTGGAGCAGGCGATCAAGGTATTATGTTTGGCTATGCATGTAATGACAACGAAGCATATATGCCAGCACCAATTTACTACTCGCATGAAATACTAAAACGTTTGCGTGATATGCGTAAGGACGGTTACGAATACTTAGGTCCAGACGCTAAATCACAAGTAAGTGTTGAATACGAAGGCGGGCGTGTAAAGCGCATTGATCAAGTAGTTGTAAGCCAACAGCATCGTGAAGGTTTTGGTGAAAGTGTAAAGATGCCTATCCGCAGTGCTGTAGGAGATGTACTAGGAGATTTAATAGATGATAAAACTGTATGGCATATTAATCCTACCGGTAACTTTGTTATTGGTGGGCCTGACGGTGATGCTGGCGTTACTGGACGTAAAATTATCGTGGATACTTACGGCGGATTTGCTCCTCATGGTGGCGGTGCTTTTAGTGGTAAAGATCCAACAAAGGTAGATCGCAGTGCTGCCTATATGGCTAGGTGGCTTGCTAAAAACGTAGTAGCAGACGATATGGCAGATTGGTGTCAGATTCAGTTATCATATGCTATAGGTGTTAAAGAGCCGACAAGTATATATGTTGATTCAAATGGACATAATCGCAGTATTCAAAAGTTTATCGAGAACAATATTAACTTAACACCAAAAGGTATTATTGATAGATTTGACTTATTTAACTTTACACAGTATAGTAGTAACTGTACATATGGGCACTTTGGAAACAAAGATGTTCCTTGGGAAAGGATTGGTTGGTAATGAAAGAACCACGTACAGAAAAATTAGTTGAAGAACTTAAAGAAACAATCGATCGCTTAAATAGATTAGATAAACTATTGCAACGATCCAATGTTAGTTATGATTTAGGACGCAACAGACGAGATGAAGAATACACATTAAAAAATGTTGTACAAACGGTAGAGTACTAATGAGCGAATGGTTTAGACGACTTATCTTTAAGCATACAGGAAAAGATGTGTATGCTAAAGAAGAAGAAACAAAAGAAAATGCACTAGGTCCATGGGTCAAAGTAATTGAAGTACATTTTGACAAAGACAACCCACAACGTGGATACTTTGAATTAGATTGGAACGACGACTTTGTTGGACTATTAGGTGAAGCAGGCTATGCAGGTGAAACACCAGAAGCAATTGTAGACTTATGGTTTAACGACTTATGTCGCAGTGTAGCACTTGAAGCACAAGGCGATGACGACATATAATCCAAATGTGTACACTATACAAAAATTAGGAGCACCAGACTGGACTGCTATGAGACTATGTAACGATCCAACATTGTTCTGCTATGAACATCTAGAAAAAATTTGCAAGCACTACGATGCACAGTATGTAGTTGATAGCGAATTCGATAATCATTCGTGTGCAGTATTTTATAGTTCTAAACCACATCCCGACAGTAATAGTAGATATTTTGCTATGTACTTGGATTATGAAACACAACAATTATTAGTAACAGATGGAAGTTTTATAGAGGATCAGGAATTTGCAGGTATCATTGCAGACAATGGAGATATTATCTTTAGTAGAAGCAGATATGATTATCGAGTTAGTGATGACGAGTCTGTTTGGATTGATGGCGGTCGTGATTATACAAGACGACCATTGGTAAGCGTAGATCGTTTAGTAAGATTAACAGTTCACAAAGGCAGACTGGAGGTATGGTTTGACAACGATTAGTGGATGCTGCGGTGATCCTCGTCCTGCATATTTTTTAACAGAAGCAACTACACCAGAAGGACATGAATATAGAATTACTATTTCATATTGTAAAACTTGTGGTAGTCAAAAAGCAACTTCAAACATAAAGCACGTAAAATGACACCAGCAGAAATATTTGAATACAAGCAACGTTGGAAGCCTGGTTATACTGTACGACTGCATAGCGATGTAGTTGATCGTGGAAAAGTTTATTGTAGGAAAAGATTAAAACAACACCAGTGGAGTGTAACAACTTGGACCGGACAATACGAACATACGTTTCACTTTGAATGTAGTGGCGAAGCATTACAATTTAAGATAGCAATGGGAGAGTATGCAGACCAATGAAAGACCGTAATGAAATTTTAAATGCACTTCGCAACGGCGATGTTATTGTAGAGTTTACAAAAGTAAACGGCGACTATCGCAAAATGATTTGTACTCTTAATGAAAGTGTTGTACCAAAAGCAACTAAAGAGGATCCATTGACACAAAAAAAGGTTCGTGCTATAAATGAAGATGTTTGTGTTGTATGGGATGTCAACGCAAAAGGATGGCGTAGTTTTAGATGGGACAACGTGGTAAATGCAGAAATTGATTTACCGTTTTAAAGGATAAAAAAATGGAAGATTTAAGAAGAGCCGATTATTGGATATACCCAAACATACTAGATGACAATACAATCGAACGTATTATGGGTATAGGAGATAATGCTGAATGGCTAGATGCTGCAGTTGCAGTAGAGTCAAATCATGAAATTAGAAAGACAGAGTTGGCATGGAGTAACGAGCAATGGCTATACGATACATTTTGGTCATTGATGGAAATGGCAAATCAAAATGCAGGATGGAATTTTGAAATATCGGCTGCAGAATCATTTACTCTTGGCAAATACGAAGATGGTGGCCATTATAAATTCCATATGGATGGAAATGGTGTTCAGCCTTTGAACTATCCCGGAAATGAATTTTTACACGGAAAAACTAGAAAAATTTCATTTGTTGCATGGCTCAATGAAGATTTTGAAGGTGGAGAATTTGAATTTCATCCGAGCACTGTTCCTGCTGAGAGAGGGCTCATAAAGCCAACAAAAGGAACTGTAATATTTTTTCCAAGTTGGTATCTACACAAAGTGCATCCTGTTACTAAAGGCACTCGCTATGCATTAATTACATGGTTTAATGGTTGGCCAGTGAGATAATATAGAATATGGATAAAATACGTAACTACATTCTACACAGTGATACACTTGCACCAATATTTTGGAAAATATGGTTCTGGTGGGGAATTAGACAAGCAATGAAAGAACGTAAACGCAAAGAAGCAGAAGATGCAAAAAGAGAACCAATGGACAATGATCAGTATTGGGAAATGGTCCATAAGAAAAGGCAGATGAAAGAATGACAGAAATTATAATTTATAATATTTTATTTTGGGTGCCATACATTTGGATATGTAGTTTACCAGCAAAATTGATGCAACTAGCAACAGATGGAAATAGCAAATGGAACAACCTAAGTTAATATTACTGTCAGACATTATAGAACAAAAAGTTCGTAAAGAAAAAGAGCTAGAGTTCTATCAAGCAGAATTAGAAAAACTCAAAGAAAAAATGTATTGGCTTCAACGTGATATTGATGTCAACAATATAATCATTGACATGATTAAATCAGATAGTATACTAGATGTAAAAGAGAACATGGAAACAAAATTACTCAAGGATGACAAATGACTTATATCTTAGTAGATAGTCTTAATATGTTTTATCGTGCACGTCACGTAGTACGAGGCGATGACATTGAAACTAAAATCGGTATGGCATATCATATTATGTTTAGTGCTATTAATAAAGCATGGAGAGACTTTAACGGCAGTCATGTTGTGTTTTGTTTTGAAGGACGTAGCTGGCGTAAAGATCACTACGAGCCTTACAAGCGTAATCGTAAAGAAGCACGTGACGCACTAAGTCCACGTGAACAAGAAGAAGATCAAAAGTACTTTGAAGCATTTGATGAACTAAAATCGTTTATGGAAAAACGTACTAATTGTACTGTGCTGCAGCATCCTGCGTGTGAAGCAGACGACTTTATTGCACGTTTTATACAGAATCATCCCAATGATGAACACGTTATTATCAGCAGCGACAGTGACTTTTATCAGTTGCTTGCTAACAATGTAAGTCAGTATAACGGTATTACTAATCAACACATTCGACTAGACGGTGTATATGATGATAAAGGCAAGCCTGTTGTAGATAAGAAAACTAAAGAACACAAAGTTGTAGGCGATCCTGAATGGTTACTATTTGAAAAGTGTATACGTGGCGATACAAGTGATAATATCTTTAGTGCATATCCCGGTGCACGTAAGAAAGGTACTAAAAATAAAGTTGGACTACTAGAAGCATTTGAAGACAAAAATGATAAAGGATTTAATTGGAATAACTTTATGCTGCAAAAATGGGTAGATCACGAAGGTGTTGAGCACCGTGTACTAGATGATTATCAACGTAATCGTGAACTAATCGATCTTACAGCACAACCTGCAGAGATTAAAACAGTACTAGATGAAACTATTGTTAATCAAGTACAGCGAGTTCCTGTAAGTGGCGTTGGTATTCATTTTATGAAGTTTTGTGGTAAACACGATTTACAACGTGTAAGTGCACAAGCAGAAGCTCATGCAGAGTATTTGAATGCCGCTTATTAAAGTATGCCGTGCAACAATACCGCATGGCATATTAACGACAAACTTTGAAGTAGAAGACGTAGTTGACACTTGGATTAAATCAGGCAAAGGAAAGTGGGTTAGTGAAAATTGTAAAGCATTAACAACTGAAGTTAATGATAGTTGGGCAGATGGTTCATTGGCAGTTACTATAATAGCAGACTTTACAAGAGAACAGCACATAACCTATAAACTTATGTGGTTACATGAAATATAAAGCAAAACCAGTATTAGAAGATAAGTTTTGGATAGTTGAAGCCAACGGTAGCAAGATTGGTACACTTAAAGCTGTAAACGATAAATATATATTATATAATAGCTATAATAACTCAGAAACAACATATGAGAATTTAGACGATTTTAAAATCGAAACTAAAAAGTCAAAGACTTTTATAAACGAAACTGTTTACGGCTATCCCGCTAACACTGAGCAAGCGCACGATATCGACCTACTAGATAATGTGCCTATCTATAAGAAAACAGCCAGTTCTAGCGTATATTTTGCGGCCGGCTACTATTGTTTGCTATTTCCGATGGGTTGGAGACCAAGTTTTTGTCCTAGAGCAGATACGCTACAAAAGTATACATATTCCGGACCGTTTAAGAACGAGTCGGATATGAATTTGGCTATGAAGCGTAAAGGGCAAGAAAATGAAATATCTAATAACTAGTTTTGTTGTATTACTTTCTACTAGTGTGTTTGCACAAGAGACTGATAGAACATATTTTTTTACTAGAGCCGAGTGTTGGCCAAGTGAAAAATTTATGTCAATGGTAATGACCAGATGGAACGAAGAAGCACTGTTTACCGGAACTAGTATGACGTTTAGTCAAGATGGCAGATCATTCCCAGGCGGAATGATGTTTTTTGTAAATCAAGATAGTGGCACATGGACATTAGCAAATCTATACCCAGACGGTACAATTTGTATACAAAACGCAGGTACTGATTTTTCTCCTTTTAGTATAACAAAACCCAAGGGAGAAAAAGGATGAATTGGTTAATCGTGGTAATATTTGCCACAGTCACAGGAGATGTGTATATTTTCACAGATCCAACATTTGAAACAAGACAGCAATGTGTAGATAGTGTTAGAAGCACAGAAGATCAACAAGGTTATATACGCCAACTTATGAGAGAATATGGCGAAGTGATGCCAATAGCGGGTGTAAACTGTCTACAAGAAGATACAATAAAAGAAATACTTGAAAAGCATCCAAATGCACCAGTAAAACAAGGTAAAGCGACTTAATTCTGTACTACTTTAATAAATATATTAAAGCAGTATAGAAAGAGTGAAAATGGCTAGACCTAAACCAAAAATTTTAATGGAGTGGACAGACCCCAAGACATTCCGTAGTGAACAGTTATTAGATGCAGATGCAATATATGCAGTATTTCACGACGGTAAACCTATTAACTTACGTAGTTTAAATAGTTTATCAAATTATCCAGGCCCTAAGTATAAAAAAGTATCGTTTAGTAATAGCGGACATGCATTTAACTTAGCAGAACGATTAAACAAATTATATAAAACTGATAAGTTTGAAGTAATTAAACTCACACAAGGTGAGGTAATAAAAGAAGATGACACCGGACTTTTATAACAGTGTATTAGCACATGCTAAAACAATGGAATACGGTGACCGAATGTCTCTGAGAAATATCTTTAAAAATTATAGAAATGGCAAAGGCCTCAACTTAACAAAGTTTGGGGTCGCTGTTTTGAATGACATGGGCTTTGAAAGTGAACACTTTATGCTTAATGTAGAGCCTAAGTTCAATGCACATCTGCGTATATTGTTGGATAGATACAACAAATATCCTTATTACATTAGTAGACGTGAGTTAGTATTGTATGGAAGTGAAGATCGTATGTTATACAAATTGTACGGACATGACTTAACTGCATGGGTTGAACATATGGAAGAAAATATGAAAGAAGAGGGAGGCTGAATTTTCATTGTTATGATCTTTCAGCCTTCAAGGCCGTTACTTACGGTTCCAGATACCCCAAAGTACCCAGATCGCAATCAAGCCCATTAGGCCTTCTGCGCCAAGTGTTGACAGCATACCTGCTACGTTAGCAACTACACTAGTCTCTGGAAAGAATGGAATTGCGCCCATGCCTAGTACTTCTACTACGATCATAAGTGCTGCAATTGAAAGACCTACATCTGCAAGTCCTGCTGCCCATGCTTTTACTTTGTTCAACATATCCATGATATATCTCCCTTCCTTTTGTTGGCTACGGATTTTATTTTACCCGTAATAGTACTTATCTAAATCTGCGTTAAATTAACGCAGGGTAAGATATCTTGAAAAGGTTAAATTATGTTGATCCGTAAATTGTACCGTTATTTGTTAATGAAACAGATGAGCCAGTTATAGCAGCACCACCAGCACCGCCAGTTGAACCCCCATCTGCGCCGCCTCCAGCAGCACCCCAGCCGCCTCCGCCTCCACCGCCGCCTGATATACTACTATGGTGAATATCAAGCACACCTTCGCCGCCCACAGAACCGCCTGATCCGCCTGCACCACCGCCAGCGGTACCAACATCTCGCAAACCAGGTGCACCACCAGTGCCAGGAAGTATACGTCCTCCTCCGCCGCCGGAACCAGACTGATCAGAACCCCAACCTTGGCCACCGCCACCTCCGGCTCCGCCGCCTTGGCCACCATCTGGATCGTTCCAAGCTGGATTACCTGGGCCAAGTGTACCGTTTCCACCTGATTGATTTATACCACCGCCTGTGCCGCCTGCGGTTCCATTTGCAGAACTGCCGCCATTACCGCCGCCTGCGCCGCCGCCTCCGCCACCGCCGGCTCCTGGACTTGGCCATTTTTTGCCACCTCCACCTCCACCTCCACCTCCAGCGATGAAAGAA